TAGTGGCAGGGCGTAAGGTTCTGCCGATGTCAGGTACGCCGTGGAATAATCGTGGCAGCGAATTGTTTCCTGTCATGAACATGATGGACCCGCGTAAATTTCCATCTGAAGCCGGGTTTACTCGTCAGTGGGTGGATACGTATTGGTCCGGTGCTACTCTCAAGCAGGGCGGCATACGGAATGTGGAGAGATTCCGCGAGTACACGAAGGATATCTGCATCCGTCGTGAGCGTAGCGTGGTGATGCCGGAACTACCGTTAGTAAATCGTACCAAGTTACTGGTCAAGATGACGATTGACCAAGAGACTGAATACGACGCGGCAGTAGAGGCATTCGTTAACTGGTATGAAAACCAGAAGGGCGAAATCAGCGGCATTCATATCTTGGCAGCAATGTCGAAATTGCGGCACCTGTCGGGCCAAGCTAAGATTCCTGCTACGCTTGAATACGTCGATGAGTTCGTAGAGGATACCGACCGTAAACTGGTGATTTTCGCTCACCATAAGGACGTTCAGGACATCCTCTACATGGAATTGAAAGAGAAGTACGGTCATGAGATGCCCGTATTTCAAATCGTGGCGGAAATGAATGGTGAGCAGAAGTTTGAAGTAGTTAAACTGTTCAATTCTGCCAAACGCGCGCTGCTCGTCGCATCACAACAAGCGGCGGGTGAAGGACTCAACATGCAGACGTGTTCAGATTGCGTCATGCATGAACGTCAGTGGAATCCGGGCCGTGAACAACAGTGTGAAGATAGATTCGCACGAATCGGTCAGGAAGCTAAATCAGTCAATGCTGTATACGCGCAGTTGGAAGGTATTACAGCTATTGACCAACAGTTCGACGGCATCGTCGAGGGTAAGCGTATTCGCTTCCATGAAGGCATGAATAAGACGGAACATCAGAAATGGAGCGAGGACGCTATCGGCAAGGAATTGGCGCAAGTAATCGTTAACGCGCACAATGCCAAGAAGAATCGTAAGATTCTTGCGGCGGCGGGCAAATAGTTTCACTGGAGGTGAATGATGTACGAACTGGGAATTATCGTAGACGGATTCCGTATTCGGATTTGGGAAGGTACCAAGTTTCCAGAGGGTAAGCATGACCTGATGGGCAGCATGGTACGGGTACTCCGCGAGTTGTACCCGACTCAGAGTTTCGAGTTCTACCACGAATTCAACGGCAGGTCTTACGGCTACTAGAGGTAAATGAAGATGACTGTACTGTATTGCATCTATGGGGACGACGGCGTAACTGCCGTCGAACTCTACTGCGGCGACGATGTGAAGTACTGTGAGCATTTCAATAGCTGGCAGCACTTGATGTTTGAACTCTCCAACTACATGAGGTACTACGCGCGTGTTGTCATTACTGACATCATGACGTGGAACCTCGTGTACAACAATCACGTCACGGCAATCAATGAGGTGAACTAATGATGAAACTGAAGATTACGTTCACTGACGGCGTAGTCGTCGAGTTCGCACGCATTCGTAGTGCTGTGACGGATGATAGCGAATCATTCCTCGATGTAATTGAGGACAGTGAGAATGACCATTCATTCGACCTGTCCGATATCTCCACAATCGAACTCACCATCAGTGAGATGAAGTAATGCGTATCGACATGAATTTCTTTCCATTCGATGCGTATTCGATTCCTACAGAGGAGGATAGACTGGACATCAATTTCCGGTCTATCGTCTCTGACATCAATGCCATCATAGGCGGCACTCTTGGACCGCGTTCATGGAATGACATTAGTACTACGTGGGCACACTATAAGCCTCATCCGAAGGAACGTGCGAAGGATAAGACTGAACAGTATAGACCACAAAGTAACAAAATGAAGAAGATGTACGCACGCGCGCGGAAAATCAGCAAGATTCTTCAGGCTAATGGCACGGATAGAGACATGGCATATCAGACTGCTCTAAAACTACTGATGAAGGTGAAATAAATGCCACTACTGCATGAGACGGCACGATTCAATACTGAGGACACGTACTATGTCCTCGGCGGTAATCCCAACAATGACGGCGGCGGAGTCATTGGCACGGCACGTACACTCACGGCAGCGAATGAATTACGTGACGCGGCAATCAAACAGAACTACAGCAAAGTCCGCGTGCGTACATGGCGTGAAATGATGCAGGTGAATGACGATGAACTTTAACTTCAAGACCACCAAAAAGGAAGTTACGAATACCGTATGGGATACCCTGTATGGGTGTGCTCTGTGCGGTCTACTCGTTTACGTTATCTACATGTTGATGTGGATAGTTTCAGTCAACTAAACTGGAGAGTGAAATGGGATTCAATCCACGCGCAGACGGCAAACCTGGATTCAATGATTTCCTGAATAAGAAGCAGAGAGCGAAATCGAGCCAAGCGAAAGTTGGTTCGTATCGTTCATTGGTTCTAATCATGGAAAAGAATGGAATGAATCCGTGGGATGCGCGTATCGCGGCACGGCGTCAACTGAACATGAAGATTCCCAACAATACGGGGGTCAAATGATGGTATACGTACTCACATGGACCGACGCGAAGTACGGTAAACGGCATTCAGAGGAATACGAAGATATTCTGGATGTCAAAGTAGCTATGCGCGAACTCGCACAGATTGATGCGAGACTCGTGTCACTCATCAAAGTCCAACTAGTAGTAGAGAAGGAGGTCACTAATGGAAGCAATGGAAGTCAAGAGACTGAATAGGATGGGCCGTGAGTACAAACTGCGGCAGGAATTGGAGTACGACAATACTCTGACGGGTCGCACTGTCGTATGGACTGGGTTGAAATCGATGGTAATGGACCATACCATCGAGAAAATCAATCAGGGATGGTACAACTGGATTGTGAAAGGAATGATGGTGCAGGATGCATTTGATTTCCTTACTGTCGATGAGCGTGAGTTCATCATGAGCGGCATGACTGCTGACGAATGGGAAAAGATGTTCCCAGAGAAGGAAGTGAAATAATGGAACAAGTAATCATCGAGTCCTTGAAGAAAGGACTGGACAATGATGAAGCTCTGCTGAAATTGTGCAAGGTATTGGCGGAGCGAGTAAAGGAATTGGAAGCGCACATGCTGGTACTGGCGGAGGCAGTTGAACAGCTACAGAATCTTCATCCGCATCCACTCACACTCATCATACCCAAAACATCCAACAACTAACTACGGAGAGAACTGAACATGAATGTATACAAAGTACGGCGTCAGAAGCCAGTGAAAGGTGGACGTACTGCCCTGCCCGCGTGTGTACTGAAGTCAATCGACCATGCGGTAGAACGTGCGGCAGCACGATACAGAGTATCGAAGTCATTCGTTGTGGCGTCAGTACTTGCTACAGTGTTTGAGATTGAGGAACAGGAATCCATTCACAAGAAGGCCAAGAAGGATGGGGGCAAATAATGAGAACTGTCACTGTGCGTAATGCGCCGGAAGGTGAGCTCGAACTGTTATTCATGGAAGATGGTGTGCTGAGATACATGCAGACTATCGACAACTTAGGAGAATATTCGATGGAAATTATCGATTGGCTCTCTTATGAAGGGAATGACTGATGAGAGCAGTACACATTCAGAATCATCCATCCGGTTCATTTGAGATTATGTTCCTTGAGAATGCTGTGGTGAAACACAGTGTCGTATCAGTGAACATTCACTACCGCGAAATCGTTCTGTGGCTAACGGAGAGTGAGTAATGATTGAACTGTGGTACTGTCGCTCAGTCAAATTGGATTTGAATAATCTCACGGCATGTATTGAACGTGAGTTATATCACGAGTTCGATGTCACTCGCGCACAACGAATCAGTGACTACATGCATGACATGGAATCTGAACATGACCATCAATTCAGTCCATATCAGGACAGACTGTGGCACAAACTGACCCTCAAGATTGATACTCACAATACCATTCAAACAGAGGAACAGTAATGGATATCATCCCATCGCCGAAAAAGAACGTAATCATGGACGCTACGACTCTCTCAAGTCTGATGAGTTGTGGTCGGTACTATGATTTGCGTTTCAATCATCGATTCACCGCTGCTAAAGGAAAGTCGAATTCACTCGAAGTGGGTTCACTCATTCATAAGGTGCTTGAAGTGTATTACAAGCACATGATGAAAGGATTCAAACGTGATGATGCGATTGGTCAGGGTTTAACTGCTGGTCAACTGTACATCAATGGATGTGCTGGATGCGCGAATGCGATGGATGGCACTCCATCATGCGGACATGAAATCGGCGAGTATCCAGGTCTTGACAGTACACCTGAACAAAGTTCAGGATTCACTGTCGGATGGAAGTTCGCACTGGATACGTGTGAACAGTACTTCAAGCATTACATCAATGATGCACTGGTTCCACTTCAGTGTGAGTATGTGAAAGGTGATGTAATCTACGAGGATGACGATATCCGCGTAATGTGGAAGGCGAAGTTCGATTTGATTGTGGACACGAATCAAATTGGAATCGTATCGTTGGACCATAAAACATTCAAACAGCGTAGGACCAAGACTACACTGTCGAATCAGTTCCTCGGTCACTGTCTACTACTGAAGTCACGGAATGTAATCAAGAACAACATCGGACTTCAGACCACACTCAAGATTGAGGAACGGTTAACCCGCGAAATCATTTCATATAGCGCCGACCGGCTATTGGAATGGCAGGGTGAAATCATTCCGTACTACGCATACAAGTTCATCCAGTTTCAGGAAACTGAATACTGGCCTCCCGATTTCACTCATTGCGATAACATGTTCGGACCATGCATGTTCAAGGCTGTGTGTGAAAGTAACAGGGAGATGCGCGAGGAAGTTCTACGTAACGAGTATCAATTAGCTCCGGTGTGGGACCCAACTAATCCGAAGGGCGGTGATGAGTGATTACATGGAATGATGTCACTCGCTCAACCGAGGAAGAACATCAGAAATTCATGTCAGCCTTGAAGAAGTTAACATTCACTAACGAGGAATTTGTTAGTGAAGGTCCATCAGTTGTAACTCGTAAGGTCAACGAAGTGATGGCAGAACTGGAGAAGAAGTGATGATGAACAATCAGTACATGCAGACAAGTGAAGCGTATCCGACTGAAGCACCATCGATGCAGCAAGTATCCATTCGTAAGGAACTTGAACTCGACATTCTTAAACTGGAACTGAAATTGGAGATTGCGAAACAGATGCGTCAGTTGCTTGATGAGAATCCGGCAATTGAGAAGTTCATGAATCTGTCGCGGGGCATCCTGTGATGTTCTACTACAAGATGAAGGATGGAAGGATAGTCAATCTGGATAATGTCGTACTCATCACTCCATTGATTGCGAATGATGGAGTTCAACTCACCATGACTGACGGTACCAGAGTCAATGTGTTGGGAACTGAGTGGCACGACTTGGAACAACTCATTGAATCCTACACGTATCAGCGATTACTGAAGGAGAACTAAATGCCGATCATTGCATGTGATGTGTGGACCACACGCGAAGGTCAACAGATTGAGATTAAGCACATGGCATCATCTCATCTGTTGGCAACTATTCATTTCATTGAGCGTAGTCGGTTATCGAATGCTTCAGAAGTATTCCATGACCAGAATCTCGGTGACGAACGGTTGAATGCAGTTAACTACTACCTGACGTGGCCGGTTCAATACGAATCACTCATCAAGGAAGCTCAACGACGACATTTAATCTATCGCTACGACATGGAATCGATACAGAAGCAACTGCCCACAGGAGTAAAGTAGATGCCGACAATGGATTCAGTGGGCTTTGATGCCCTGTACTGCATGTTCAAAGGTGAGCCGGGTACTCGTAAGAGTACTCAGGCACTATCATTTCCTGGTCCTCAGTACTGGTTCTCTTGGGACAGGAAGATGAATGGAATCTATCTGCCCATGAAGAAGTGGGGAGTGGACCCTAAAACGATTACATTCGATGACTATGATGATTGGACTAAGGCCAAAGTAAAACTGGAACGGCTCCAGACTGAATGTCCATTCAAAACTATCATCATAGATTCCATCACATCGATGGCTGACATGACATTGCGTCAGACCACTAAGATGAAATATGGAACTACACGCGCTTCGGGTGCGGCGGCAGGAAAGTTAGTCGCTGGCATTGCAGTCAATGAAATCGAGGACTACAACGCGGAGTCGGCGGCGATTCAAGAGTTAATCGCACTCACGAAAGATATTCATACCTATCATAAGGTGAATGTCATTCTCATCGCGCATGTGGTTCAGGCTGAGTACAGGAATACCACGAACAACACGACACACATTAGCCGGCAGATTGTAACAGCCGGTAAGAAAGTTTCGGCTAAGATTCCCGCGTACTGTGGTGAAGTCTATCACTTCAATATCGATTCAGGCATGGTAGTCGGTGGA